GCTTGTAGAAATACAAAATTTGACCCGTCTGCTGAGGCTGGTTCAGTTAAAACTGCGGCAAGTTTTACGCAACTGTCAAGCACCGACCATCGTTGGGATCGTGAAACTGGAAACGAGCAGGAGATTGTTCTAACTGAAGATTCAAACGGTGTTGTTACAAATAGTCAATGGCAGGATATTTAATAATTAACTAGACTCTTGTTATGAAAATTTTTAAAGTAAGGGAGGACATTCCAAGTCCTATGCCTTATAAGCAAGTTCTGCCTGATGCGTTTAAAAATTACCCGCCAAAAAAAGAAATAATCGATCATTCAGATTTGGTTATTCCAAGTGTTCCAACTGGCGACCACGACACTATTTGCAGGAGTTGTCAATCCGGTGTTGAGTGTGAGCTTGTAAAAAAAGAAATAGATTATTTTGATAATCAACAAAATTTAAGAAATGTTAAAACTATTAAGTATTGTCCTGCTGTTGAGGATATTCATAAAACTGGCTACGTTTTGCCTGCTTGGGATGACATAACTATTCACACTCGTAAAATGCAAGGCAAGCAGCGATTGTTTGCTTTTGACTCAAAAGGTGACGGTGTTGCAACTTTAATATTTGAGCAAATGGACACCGAGGGTATGATTGGTAAGTTGTTAAATCCTTACCCGGCTAGATTTCATTTTCCTTATCGTGTTGTTACTGAGCCTGGTTACCTTACTCAGATTCTAAATCCTGATTGGCTCGGGATGAACAATAAATATACTTTTGCTACTGGCATACTCGACACCAGTGTTTGGTCTTTAATGAATTTGCATGCTTTTTTTAATTTGGAGCAAGATGAAACTTTATTTTTAGAAAAAGGCACGCCTTTAATTTTGTTGCAGGAAGTTCATCATTCTATCTTTCAAAGTAAGTATGAAGTTGTTGAGCATGAAAATATTGATTATGAATTGCTTGAAAAATTTGATTATAACGAGCATTTGCAAGATATAAATAAAACTAATTACAGGGCAATGCAACGCAACGGTTTAAAAGAAAAGCCTTAGGCCATAAAAATTTTGTTTTTTTTGTTTTAGAATAATTGTATGTTTCTTGAAGTAAAAAGGACCCAATTCGGCGATGAGGCCACTAATGGTGAGCTTTGGATTGACGGAGTTTGGGAATGCTACACGCTTGAGGATGAAGTCCGGGACGGGCCTAAAGTTTACGGTGAGACAGCTATTCCTGTTGGCGAGTATGAAATCATATTAAGAACCGTTGGCGGTTTTCATAATAAAACTGAGAAGTATTACGACGATAAGGAGGGCTTTGGTGTTGGCTGGCATCAGGGCATGCTTTGGCTGCAATCGGTGCCTGGGTTCCAATTTATATTAATTCATCCCGGGAATGACCAATTTGACACCCTGGGGTGTCTGCTCGTCGGCCAAACTCAGGCGGACCTTGAAAAAAACGAGGACGGTTTTATCGGCAGGTCCAGGGCTGCTTATGAGGCTTTGTATCCAAAAGTTCGGGACGCTTTGCTTGATGGCGAAAAAGTCACAATCAAGTACACCAATCTAGGCCAGGTGATCCCTGAAGTTCCAAGTGATAAAATTAAAAAAAAGGAGCATCTTTTGTCTAAAGGTGATAATGGTTTAAATGTTTTGTTTTTGCAGGAGTTACTGCTTAAATGGGACGCTGGTTGCCTTCCTAAGTTTGGAGCTGATTCTGACTTTGGTGGCGAAACCGAGGAAGCTATAAAGGCTTTTCAAAGCGACAACAAATTAAACCCGTCTGGCTCAATCGACTTTATGACAGCTGTTGCTCTATCAAAACACGCTTAGGAGTAAAAATGGATTTTAAAGATTGGGCCATAAAAGTCGGCATAAGAACATTAAGGACTTTTATCCAGGCTTTTCTAGGTATTCTAACCGCATCAGGCACCGGGATGGTTGAGATGGATGTCTTAACTAACGCACTTGTTGCTGGAGCTGTCGCTGCTGTGACCGCGTTACAGAATGGCCTTGAAGAGTGGACACCTAAAAATAAAGGCTAATTTTAAATTAACCTAATAAAAAAATTTAATAGTTTTGTTCGTATTGGTCTTGTGGTTTTTCTTGTAGTTCCTATCCCGGTATTTGCAGACCATGTACCAACTCAGCCGCCTTATGACCAATCTTTGGCTTTGGATACTTCAACTGGCGATTTAACTGTTGGCATTTATTCGTCAGATGGTTTTGAGGACTCGCCGCCTGAAAAATATACTATATTTTTTACGATCTCTGATTCTGCCATTGACACTTCTACTTCCTTTTGTATCTCTACTTCTTTTGGTCATGGGACCAATTTGTCTTGGCAGTATCATGTTTTTTCACTTGAGGATTTGCAGGCTTACTTTCAAATTCCTAATGGCACATTTAGAACTAAAATTCGAGCCGATAACGACACGGATAATTCTTTTAGCACTCTAACTGATGAGATGACTATTGTAATTCCTGACCAGCTACCTTTTGTAAATTTAGCCAATTGGTCCGCACCGTCTAGTTCTTGTGTTGACACTTCAACGACTACCACTTCATCGTCAACAACTTTAGACCCGCTTGAAACTGAAAGAAATACTAATTTTAGCGAGACTGGTATCTTGGAAACTAACCAGGAGCGTTCCGACCGTGAGGCCGAGGAGGCTGAAGCTGAACGTAAAGCTCAAGAAAAAGCCGATCGTGAAGCTCAAGAAGAGGCCGAACGTATAGCTGCTGAAAAAGCTGAAGCGGAGCGTATTGAAGCTGAAATAAATAATAATTTTAATGAGACTGGTTTTTATGAAACCGATAATGAACGTGCAAGTCGTGAGGAAGCTGAATATCTTGCTGAACTTGACGCAAACTTTGAGGAGACTGGTTTTTATGAAACCGATGATGAACGTGCGGAACGTGAGGAGATCGAGTATCAAATTTATTTAGAAGAGCTTGAGGCTGCTGAGGAGGCTGAAATTTTAGCCGAACTTGAGGATTCGATTGATTTAGAGGACCTTGGCCTTGTTGTTGTTGAATGTCCTGAGGATGATGAGGAGTGCGAAAATTTAAGCGATGATGAAATTGCTAAGGCTGAGGCTGACTTAAAAGAATTTATTGATGCAATCCAAAAAATTGAGGAAGAGACCGACTTTGACGACTTTGATGTTGAGGAGGAAGTCCTGGAGCTTAGTGATTTAGAAATTCCTGATGACCTTGTTGTAATTATTTTTGAGCCTGAGGAAGAGGAGGAAACTGAAAAAGTTTTAATAATTGAGGACTTCGCTGATGAAGTAATTGAAGTTGTTGAGGTTGACCTTAATAATGAAGTCTTTGATGATGTATCTGATGAGGTTGCTGAAACTGTAATTGAAATAATTGATTCAATTGAAATTGTTGAGGATCAAATTCCAGAAATTCCGGAGGAAATAATCGAGGACCTCACTGCGGAGGAGGTTGAGGAGGTTGTTGAGGTTTATGTTGAAACTTTGACGGAAACTGAAAAGGTTGAAATAATCGAGGATGTTGTTGATGCTGGTGTTGAGGAACTTTCCGAGGAGCAGGTTGTTGTTGTTCAAGAGGTTGTTGAGTCTGCTATTGATGATGTTAAGGAATTGACCGAGGAGCAAGTCGAGACGGTTGCTGAGGTTTTGGGTCTTGAGGAGTCTGATGATGTTGCTGTAATTGCTGAAGCTGTAAAAACTGACGATGCTGTTGCGGAGGCCGTTGACACTTTTGTTGAGCGTGCTGTTGAAAATAAAGAGGTTGAGGATTACAACTTGTCTGATGTTGTTGTCGAGGTACAAATTGAGGAGTTTCTTGAAAATCCAGGAGTAATTTTCCAGGTGGATTTTGAAGAGATTAGCTTTGCTGGTTTAGGCGATGACCTTACTAATCAACAAAAAGAAAAGGCACAGGAGGTTGTCGTTCCAGTGATTATTGCTAGTCAGATTATATCGGCTAGTGTTGTGCCTTATAGGAGGATAAAATGAAAAAAATAATAGAGCTGTTTAAAAAAATTAAAATCAAAAAAATTAGTTTTCCTAAGATTAATTTTAAAATATTTGGTTTTTCTAAAATTTATAAATGGATCAAAAGCATTTTACAAGAGACGCTCGCTCAAACTTTTACTTTGCTTGGTTTTTTCATCGCTTGGTTAACTTTGACCGGAACCGCAAAGGATATAGTTGGTATTGCTATACTTATATCACTTGGTCTTTGGTTGTTAACCATCGGCTTTAGAAAATAAACCTAGGAGGTTTTTGGTAGCTGTATTGTTTGCTTGCACTTTGATTATGCCAGCAACTGCTCAAGATGTAGCTGAATATCAGCATTGTCTTGCTCATAGTGAAGTTTGGAGTCTTGGAGCTCAATGGTCTGACCTTGTTGAGGACCACTTCTTGCCGGAGGACCATTTAACTGCGTATAAAATTATTGGCTGTGAAAGCTCAGGGATCCCGTCTGCTAAAAATCCCACTTCATCTGCGTCCGGCTTGTGGCAGTTCATAGATAAAACCTGGACCTGGGTTTCATCAAAATTAAAAATTAGCGGCTCTGCTATGGATCCGCACACTTCTACGCACTTTGCTGCGTTCTTAAAATATAAAACACCGCAAGGTTGGGACCATTGGTCTGAGTCTGCTGCGTGTTGGAAAGGTAATTATGAAAAAAATAACTTACAAAGAATTTATTAATCTAAAACTTGACCTTTATTGGGAGCTTTGGTGGTGGCTTGACCATAAAACTACAGTAATTTATAAATGGTTGATTGAAAAAGAAAAAGACCGACCGTCCTTAAAATAATTATGGTAACATCCCCAAGTTAGCAACAAGGAGGATATTATGACTAAACCTAGGCGGGTTCAACCACCTGTGGTTATTAAGCTACCTAACAATCCGGAGGTCAACTGGACCACTGGTGAGTTGGTAATTACGGACCGTCAACTCAATAACTTTTATGATGAAGTAAAGAGGCATTGGGACCGTAAGCAAATGAGAAAGTCTAAGAGTCGTGTCACTCGTCTTAATGAGGCGGTGGACCAGGTTCTTGAGGCCAAGCAGGATATTGAGGACATCAAGTTCGAGATTGAGGAATGGAAAGAAAACCTAGAAGGCACTAACTTCGAGGGGACTCTTAAATATGAAATGCTTGAGGAATGCCTGAACGGTCTTGAGGAGGTCTTTGACCAACTTGATGAAGTGTCTTATTCTGATGGTGATATCGTTTTTCCTGGTATGTTTGACTAGCTACCCGGCCTGTCTTACAGGGGATATCAAATTAAAGCCAGGCCTGCGGGCCTGGTTTTGTTTTTATACCCTTAATTCATTGATTTTATAAAATAAGGCTTTATTCGTTGTCACGTTGCCTTTTAAGGGGTAGTTGTTAAGAGTGGAACCGTTGGGCCTGTTCATTATACAAATCGCTTAAAAGGGCCACAAATGGCCACTACAGAGCTTTTTTTACTTTGTTTTTAACTAGGCCACTAGATGAGCTGGGCATGTTCTCTTTAGTATTCTTATCTTAGTAATAATAAGAAAAAGGACATTTTATGGCTACTTTTGTACTTACTGATGCGTCAGTAACTATTAACTCAGTTAATTTAAGCGACCATGTTCGTTCCGTGACTTTGGATATCTCAGCTGAAGAGCAAGATGATACGGCCATGGGTTCGACCTTTAGGTCATTAAAAGGTGGATTAAAGTCAGGATCGTTAAGTCTTGAATTTAACAGTGACTTTGCTGCTGCTGAAATTGATGCAACGATATTTCCTATCCTAGGGACTTCTGTTGCTTTTGATATAAGAGCTACTAGCGGTTCTGTATCGTCAACTAATCCAAAATATACAGGCAGCTGCTTAGTGACTCAGCATGTTCCTCTTGGGAATGCTGTTGGAGACCTTGCCACGACTTCCGTGACTTGGCCAACTACAGGCACTATCACAAGAGCAACGAGTTAGTTATGGCTGATTCATCAGGGTTACACCAGCTCACTTTGGTGTTAACAGACGGAACTAAGCAAGAGCTTGATTTAAGGCCTATAGACTTTGTTGCTGTTGAGCGTAAATTTGGAACTCGACCGGCTGCTGAACTTCAAAATTTAGCATTTGAGGAGTTAATGTATTTATGCTGGCATGCGTCAAAGCGTTTAGGAACTACCGACGGTTTTGATAAATGGTTGGAGGGGGTTGCTAAAATTGACGGCCTTGATGGGGATGATTCCCCGGGGTAGTTGACGGTCACTTCGTCAGTTTAATTTGCGATGTCGCTTTGGCTGCGGGTTTATCCCCACTCGAGGTGGCCAACTTACCTATAGAGTATTTTATTGGTTTGCAGGAGTCTTTAGCTAGGCGAAGCGAACAGGAAAGGCAAGCGAGCAGGTAATGGCGAAAGGCATAACCAAAAAAACGGCCGGATCCGGCATAGCGGTTGACGGTCTAAATGACGTTATTTTTGGCTTGCGTGGCATGGAACGTGCGACGGAAGTTAGAAAAGAACTAAGGGTTTTTCATAAAGATTTAGCTAAAGAGGTAGAGTCTAAAACACGTGCTGAGGCTTTACGTCAAAGGGAGGACGGTTCTGCTGTTCCTAAAAGGACGCTAGGTTCTCGTGGTTTTGTTGGTGGTGGCACCGATAGAACTGCATTTTTAGATATTCGTAAAACTAATAAATTTGCTAGAAACCTTGAATTTGGGCGTAAATACCAATTTATACCTAATCTTATTGTTGGTCGTGCAAAGGATTCAAAGGCCAGCCAATTGTCAAGAACACAGAGAGGTGCTGTTGCTCGTGCTGCTCAGCCTGGTGTTGCTTTAAATAATAGAGGGATCAAAGGTTCTTATTATCCTGCGTCAAAAATGAAGCGAAGAGTTTACAAGGAGTGGGTTGGTGACTTTTGGACTCGTCAGGGTGGTTTTCCTGAAGGGACCAAGGTTGGCGGTTATGTTGCTGAAAAAACAATAGCAAAGGTGACTCCTGGACTTGCTGCTGACTATGCGGATGAAATGCTTGGGATTGTAAAAAAGGCCATAAAAGGTAAATAATGGAAAAGAAAACACTAAGGTTTGAGTTTCTTGCCGACACTAAAAAATTTCTAGGCAAGGTTGGAGCTGTTGGAAAAAAGTTTGACGCTTTAGGTCAAGACATGAACCGAGTCGGTGGTCAAATAAATAAAGTTTTTGCTGGTCTTGGTGTTGCTGCCGGTGCTGGTGCCGCTAAAGCAATCAGCGAGTTTCGTGCTTTTGAGGATGGAATGCTTGAGGTCTTTACTCTCATGCCTGGAATATCTAAAGAGGCAATGGACATTATGGAGCGTGATGTTTTAGCTACTTCAAAAGCTATAGGTGTTTTGCCGGAGGAAGTGATTCCGTCACTTTATAATTCTCTATCTGCTGGTGTACCGCCTGATAATGTTTTTGCTTTTATTCAAACTGCTAATAAGTTAGCTGTTGGTGGAGCAACTGAGCTTGGTGTTGCTGTTGATGGTTTGACTTCTGTTGTCAATGCTTTTGGTCCTGAAGCTGTAAGTTTTGAAAAAGCCAGCGATCTCATTTTTACTGCGGTCAAAGGTGGTAAGACCACGGTCGATGAATTGTCAGGGTCTTTATTCCAGGTTGCACCTGTTGCTGCTGCTCTTGGTGTTGAGTTTGGCGACGTTACTGCCGCTCTTGCAACTTTGACGGCTGCTGGTACTCCGACTTCTGTTGCTGCTACTCAGCTGCGTGCTGTTTTTGCTGAATTGTCTAAACCTACAACTGTTGTATCCAAAAAATTTAAAGAGTTAACTGGTAAGGATTTCGCTGCTTTTATTGCTGAGGGTGGGAATGTTGCGGATGCTTTGAACCTTATTTCAGATGATGCTAAAGCCAGCGGTGTTGCTTTGTCTGCTTACTTTGGTTCTGTTGAGGCGGCTGGTGCTGCTCAAGTTCTTACTGGTAAAGGTGCCGAGAAGTTTGCACAGGAAATTAAAGCGGCTGGTGATGCTGTTGGTGCTACTGATGCTGCTTTTCAAACTGGTGCATCGGGTATCGGGCTTGTCCTAGATAAAATACGGGCAGGGATCAATGTTTTTGTTATTGAAATTGGCCAAAAATTAGCACCTGTTCTCTTAGATTTTATTGATAAAGCTCGTGGTGTTTTTGAACGGCTGCAGCCTAGGGTCAAAGCCTTTAGTGATGCTGTTCGTGAGTTTATTGGTTCTGAGCAGTTCCTTGGTTTAATTAATAATATTCGGCTTGCTTTTGAAAAACTTGAGGAGCGTCTGACTCCTGTTTTTGAGCGTATTCGTGAGTTTTTCAAAACTAACCCGAAAGCTGCCTTTACTGGTCTTGCTGTAATTATTGGAGGTGTTCTTTTAGCATCTGTTGTATCTCTTGCTAGTGCGTTTTTAGCTTTGTTTAGTCCGTTTACTGTTGTCCTAGGTTTAATTGCTGCTTTAGCTGCTGGTTTTCGTTTTGCTTTAGATAATGTATCCGGTTTTCGTGAGTTTGTTGATCGATCGATTTCGTTTTTAAAAGGTTTGTTTACGAGTTTTATAGCGTTTTTTCGTGGTGATGGTTTTCAAAATGGTGTAAAAAAGGCACTTGATTTTGTTACTGTACAATTTGAAAATATTAAAAAGTTTATAACTGGTGTTGTTGAGGTTATAAAAGGTTTGTTCAGCGGTGATGTTGAGCAAGCTGTTGCTGGTTTTAAGTTAGCCTTTTCAGGGATACTTGATTTTTTCAAAAATAATTTTAATTTATTTAAGGTTCTATCAACTGTTTTTGTTGACGCTCTTGACCGAGTTAAAGATTTTTTAAAACCAAAACTTCAAGCATTTGGTTCTAGTTTCCTGGAAACTTTAGGAACTGTTTTCAAAACTTCATCAGCTGTTTTGCTTGAAGGTATAAAGTTTGTGTTTAATAAAGTAATTGATAAAATTAACGATTTTATTAATAAAGTGAATGATGGACTGGGTTTCAGTTTCTTTGGCATTGACATTGACCCGCCAAACATTCCAAACTTACCGAGATTGGCTAGGGGTGGGATTGTGACTCAACCTACGACCGCTTTAATTGGCGAGCGTGGTCCTGAGGCTGTTATTCCGTTGTCGAGAGCTGGCGGCAACCTTGGCCAAACTAATATTACATTGACCGTAAATGCTGGCATGGGGACCGATGGTGCCAGCGTTGGTCGTCAAATTGTTGAGGAACTTAGAAAGTTCCAAAGGTCAAATGGTCCACTTCCACTTAACATATCGGCTTTGGATGTCATCTAATGGCTGCACCAACTCTAAGGGTGCGGTTTGGCTTTGTGCCTAATGTTTTTACTCTTGATGATGCAATCCGTGGAACTCTAAGCACTTCTAATGTTTTGGGTGGTAGCATTACTCTTACTGATGTAACTTCTTTTGTACAATCTGTTTCAATTAATCGTGGTCGTTCCAGGGATCTCAACTCTTTTAGTTCAGGTTCATGCGTTATAAATTTAGAAAACTCAGCCGATGGAAGGTTTAACCCTGCTAATGCGTCCGGTCCATATTTTCCAGGTATTGAGCCATTGATTGAGGTTGTCGTTGATTGTTTAGTTGCTGGTGAGT